TGCTATCTGACCGGAACCGTCGTTATTAAATTTCCATTTCGTGCCGTTATATATCGAGCCATCCGCTCCCAGATATACACTGTTTTTATAAATTTGGCTCGCATTGATATGCCATCCGGCTATCGTTCCCTTACTGAATGTACATGTCAGACCATTCACTGCGGTTGCTGTGACGACGGATGCCTGGATACTTGCCACATTGATTTCAGCCGCGGTGATCGTACCTGCTGCAATCTTGGCGGCGGTAAGGGCTTTTGCACCAATCCTGTCCGCATTGAGTGTGCCTGTGGTAATGCTCCCGGCATTGATGGCAACCGCATTTACCTGTGCGGCAGTCAGTGTGCCAGTATAGATACCCGTACCGCTCAGATAGGTTTTAAATTTTCCATCCGCATTGATTCCCTGGGGAATACCATTGACTATGATAGTAGAGATTTCAGCAAACGGTGCAGTGGTCTCAAGACCGTATATGGATGTCAGTCCCATATTCTTGCCTATCCCCGGAATACCTATCAGAACGTAAGGTATTCTGGCATCGGTTACCATATAATCAGAGCCGCCACAACGTTGTATAGCTGCTGATAGTGTTGCGTTGATGCGGATGGCGTCAAAGGAGGACAGGATGATTATTTTGGTGCTGTCGATGGCATTCATGGCCGTTGCCAGGCTGTTACAGTTAGTATCGCTGGCATAAACGTCGTAATGCGTATGACTCACTACTTTTAAGTCACTCCGGTTGATTACACTCAATACCAGTCCCCGGGAAGAAGACTCATGGACTTTTGTGCCATTCAGTGAGATATAACGGGAAGCGACGCGGTTGTATCCCGTTCCGCGTACATACAGTTTTCCATTGTTGGCAGCAGTATTTGCTGCGTTAGTCCAGTTCAATGTTACGGAAGAACCGAACGTGACGTTTCCCGCCGCATCCCAACTGATGTTTCCACCAGCCACGGCGCCCGCGCCCGTCGCATCCAGCCGCCATTTGAATCCCCGGATTCCGTTGGAACTGATGCAAACTGAACCCGAAGTTCCTGTATATGCCCCGGAAGTGTTGCTTTTGGTTCCACGGAAAATCGAGTCCGCATCAATGCTCCAGCCACCGATCTTACCACGTACCACATTCAGCGTCAATGCTTCGATGTTTCCGGCTGTAATCAGCGATGTTTTCAGTGCCGCCACGTTGATACGCGCCGCATCAATGATCCCGGCGGTAATCTGCGAAGCATTGATGCGGACAGCGTTCACTGTATTGGCTGAAAGGGTCCCGGTGAAAATCCCTGTGGAGCCTATATAGGTGAGCTTGGTTGCCCAACCTTCCGTAGTAGCCTTATTGGTGATAGCATCGGCAACGGTTCTGGCGTCTGTACCGGCTTTTTTTGCGTCTTCAATCTCTCTGGCAACATCTCCCATGCAGCGAATCCAGCTACCTTTCGTTCCCTGTTGAAGAGAGACATTTTTCACCCAGCATATACCTTCCGTCCCTGCATAACTGTAGATATAGAAAGTCACCGCTTTAGAAACATCCAATTGCGCATCCAATGTAAAAGTATAAGATACCCGTTGCCATTTATTGACCGCCGAAGGTGACAGGTTATAAGAACCACTGTGAAAACTTGTAGTTGTTTGTCCGGTTTTGGTACTGTACACCCCTCCATGAATACACGCCCCATTTGTATCTGACATTATATCGGCGCTGAAAGTATACCTGGCACCTGGTACCAGTTTTTCTTTCTGATAAACAGCCGAAGAAATACCTAACCAGCGCCGAAGGTGGTTTACTGTTGAATTCTTATTGATGAGTTCCAGTACCGGGAAACCGAATTTCGACGTGTTCACATGGGCATGATATCCGCTAGAAGGCGCCTCCACCCCGGCATTGTATCCTGAACCCCAGTTGGAAAGGGAGAGATTACCATTGAGCGCGTTGTCCCATCCAATAGAGTTATTGACACTGTAAAAGCGGAAGTCTCCGTTTGGCAAAAAATTGTCACTACCTATCTCTATACTGTTCACTTTATTAGCCGCATCCGTGGCGGCTGTGGCAATGGCAGTGTTCTTTGCGGCATCCGCTTTCGTTTGTGCCGTAGCAGCTGCTGAATTGATAGCTTCTGTCTTAGCCGTATTGATGGCATTCACCCAGTTCAGCGTCACTTCCGAACCGAATTCTATTTTCCCGTTTGTCGGATTGTAACGGATGAACTGATTGCCTTTTCCCATCAGAACGCTTCCCGTACTGTCAATGGCGAATGTCTTGTGTCCGTCCTTAAACCCGTAAATGCCGTTGATCGTCTCGGTGGTAACTGTTCCAGAAGCATTGACTGTACTTAATGGGAATTTACCGATAGCAATCCCCGTAACTGTATTGTTGCTGTTCTTTACACCTGCAAAAATTTTAGGAGTAATGACGGACTGGGAACCTATCACCGTCTTTGCGCTGTTCCAGTCCTTCACCCAGTCGAGCATGTTTGAATCAACGCCTGCCGCTCCGGTCTTTGCCTTGGCATAGGAAAAAGTGACATGATACGTCTGCCCGGAAATGACTACCGGAATACTGACCAGCCCGCTGTCCGCCATGGTAGCCGTTCCGGCAGTAACCGAGTAGGTGACCGTTTTGTTCGTGTTGTTCACCGTAATAGCGGAGAATCCGGCAGGCTTGGTAACGGCACCGATGGTAAAGTTCGTCAGATTGTCATCTCCCAATGTTACCTTGATGGTGGAACTGAAAGTGACCGCCTGTGAAAGGGCGCCGCTATTGTTTGCCGGAAAGATATATTCACCTACGGACTGGTGAATCGTGTAGGAGTCTTTTTGTACGAGGATGGTTGCCTGTCCCCGTGCGATCAGTTGTTTTTCCATGGATAAGGATTTAGTCTAAGGTAGAATAGGGTAAAAACAGAGAAAGGCGGTATGACACCGCCTTTTAAAATTATCAAACTTCCAAATAGCAGCTATTTGGAAATTTCACACATCAAAACACCTCTTCCCGTTACGTCAGCCTTGGATACGGTAACGGACTTTCCCGTATACGTCTTAACGACTGTTGTACCGGCAGAATTCCAAAGTTTCCATGTGTAAGTATAAGCTGTCCCGGCACTGTCCAGTTCGTCACCACCCCGGTACAGGATAGCTTTGGCATCCACATCGTTCAGGTTGTTCTTGATAGTAAACCCCTTCTGGCTGACAATATGCACCGTAATCGGGTCGGACATGTCCGAGAAAGAGATAATGTCACAGACCACCTTGTTAGCCGAAGCATTGCCTGCGGAAGTATCCGTATCCTTGATGGCACACTTGAAGGTTTCAAAGTTAAGTACCGCATCCGCCGTGATGGTGATTTCATTGGTCGTCCAGCCTGCCGTTACCCCTCTGGGATTGCTTGATGTCAGGCAAGCCCAGCTTGCACCCAGCATGGAGTTGTAGTATGGGCACGAAACGGATGAATTGACAGCGGCTGCGGCACTCAGCGCAGAAGTCAACGTTACCACTTTAGTACTTGTATTGACCGAAGAAATCGTGTATTGTGCCGAACCGATGGTGATCTTTCCGCCCGCTTCCATATTGGCGATATTGGAGGCTGTAATAGTAGTGGCTCCCACTGCTGCGGCAGCGGTGATCGTAGTCGGAGCAAATACGGATGAATCCTTGATGCCCCAGGCGTACGTAATGTTCGTATTGTCGATGGTAGCACCCCGCCACATATCACAGTGCGCTTTGAGTGTGGCAACCTCTCCATTTTTAAAGACCACCCCGTTCGGTGCATAAGCCACTGCCACGATGGTTGCACCCGCGTTCAGATGTTGTGTGAATTGTATCTCGGCGCGGAAAGGGATTTCCAACCCGTTCGCATCGACATAGATCGCTTCAAATCCATACCGTGCCTGGGGAGCGGAAACACTCATGTGGTTTGTTTTGATCGTCAGCGCGTATTTTGCCGATGCCGCGCCAATCGTACATCCGTCGGCACCCGTAGTGACTGCCGCGCCGTTCTTGTACCATTTGGCGGAACCGGATTTCACACCGGGAGTCAGTGCCGCCGCATTGCCTACAGTCGTTATCTGGTCGGCTGCGCCTTTGCCGCTGACAAATAAGGAAGGAGTGAGAACCAGATACGGCGATGCCGTCCAGTTAGGGGCATATACACCGGTATCTTTGTTATAAACCTGTGTCAGAGGTTGGTTCGAAGCGACGAACGCCTGAAGGGAGACAGCATCGTTCTGGTCAATAATGGTGACTTGCCCTCTTGCTACTTTAATAGCCATAGTTGATTATCAGATTAAGGTTATAGGGTTGAAATAATTACTTCGCAGTCAAAAACCGCCTTACGGAAAACATCTTCCCCGGTTATTTCCAACTCCTTGCCGGTATGGGATACCGAATTCCAGAGGGCATCATCTGCCGGGGTATTTCCTGTGCGTTTCCAATTGAAGTTCTTGTCCGGTATCAACTCCGTAACATCTTCTCCGCCTTTAAGCACGCGGGCGGACAGAGTGGTGGAAATAATACCGTTACGGAATACGTTTCCGTTAGCCGAAGCGATATAAACGGAATAGTTGTCCGCTCCGTCGTATTGTTTAGAAATGGTAACGGTTTCAATGTATTCGGATTCATCCAGATTGGCAATATATTTGAGCGTCAATACCTCACGGTCCTCCCAAAGATGTGAGTCGGGAAGTAATTTGAAGAAATCAGAGCCGTTTCCCGGTATGTCCTTCCAGTTTCCTTCACTTCCCATATATTGCCATTTTCTTGCCGTCGCAGTAAAATTATAATCAGTGGCAAAGAGGATGATTTCTTTGGGCTCACAGGTATCTTCCTGAAGGGCGTCCGCATAGTGGAAGAGATTTGTCCCGGTAATCGTTACATATTTGGTAAGCAGGTTCTTTTTTGCCTCATCGTCGAAATCCTCCCACCGGATAGTGACGTCCTGTAAAGTGATGGTATCTTTCGTCCACTTGAATCTGCCTTCTGCAAAATATCCCGTTCCGTCAGGGTTGATAACAAATGAACCGTCACCGGCGGAAATGGAACCATCCGCATTCAGTTTAAGAAGCGGGTTCTGAATCGTTCCTCCTATGCCGCCCCTTGAAAACCATGCCCCGTACTCGTCCGTATCCGCCAGTTTGTCATCCGTTGCCTGATAGAGCGTTGGCCGTTCTCCTTTTTCAAGCTGGGCGCAGCAGAACATGGCTCCGGTTATATCCGCAGCAATTTCTATCAGCAAATCCTCCGGCTCTTCATGGTAGATTACAAATGGTATGTGATAACGTTGCCACTGATCGTCTATTTCAATTTCCTGCAATGGATGCCCGCTTTGGGAGACAGTCAAAGTACCGGATGTTCCTTTTGCCCAAAATGAGAAGCAATAACTCTCTCCCTGATGTGTCTGCCCCCAGCTTCGTGTTTGGGCGATCAGTATAACACCTCCGGCAGGAATACGGAACACATCTCCGATACCGGCAGGCGGTTGTTCGCCGACAGCCTTTTCCACTATACCCGTAAAATGACCGCTTGATGAATTTATCAAGCAATTCTTATGGATGCGTCCAACATAGAAGGTGCTGGCAAAGCCTGACTCATCCCCGGCAGTCAGTGTTCCGGCTATACTGACATTCCGTGTGGCATACAGGTTCTGAAAGTAAGCGCCATAGCCATCCAGTCTGCCGAAAGTGGGGTCTATAATTCCCCGGATTTTACCTACACGCGCTTTGGTGGCACCAGCGAACGTAGCGATGTCCGAAAGCCGGATGATGTTCAGTTCCGCTATCTCGCACCAGTCGTCTGCCTGCAAGCCCGACAAATCCAGTTTGAAGCTCCGTTCATACGTCGGCAGGTAGTCTATTGTGATGAAAGTAAGTTTATACTGCCAGTCATTTGATACACTAATTGTGCCGCTTCCGTCTGTTTCCGTTCCGTCCGTATAGCCTAACGAAAAAGGTATTGTCGGGAAGTCTCCGGAAGCGCGTATTTTATAGGAGATAAGGATTTGCTCTGGATTCTCCAGACCTTTGCCAATGATTTGTTCCAGCCCGGCTTCACCTGCCAAGGGCATACCATTGCGAACCATTCTGAATACCCGGTTGCAGCCCTCTTTATAAGAGAAATATTCGCCTGATAAACAATTCCCCGTGGTAAGGGTATAACGGCAGGTATTGTCGTTTCCCGGATAACACAGGGACTTTTCCTGTGCCATCCCGTCAATGACATCCATATAGGGCGATTCACTGTCCGAAGCTGTCAGGTACATGGCACCGCTGCGGTCCTCATCGAACAGGTTTGTCACCCGTACAAAGTCCAGTATCTGTCCATCTTGCGGAACATCCCCATCCAACAAAGCCCCGACAAAGTAAGCCGATTCCTGTTGCTGGCCTTCCTGTGTTGTTATCAGGTCTGTTCCGGTATCGAGCACCGCCATCAGCGTATAGATGATATTCTGCCCGTCGAAATACTGCCGCCTGACTATATCGCCGGTGCGGAGCCCCTGTCTTTTGGCAGACTTGGGAGAGATACATATTTTATAACGGTTATAATTCAGTAAAGACATAGTAAATGTTTTGGTTAAAGGCAGACAACGGTATCTCCGCTACAACTATCCGTCACCCATAGCGAACCGTTCGTGGCTGTATTTTTCTGGACTTCCAACTCATAGACGCGCATTTTCCTACGAACGACTACCTCGTCAAAGGTAGCCTGTATGCTGCCCGTAGTCTTATTTTTCAGGATTGCCCAGCCGGAGCCCGCAAAGCCCGAAGAGAAATATTCGCTGCTGATGCCGTTCATGAAGTAAGCGTCTCCATAATGTCGAATGCCGTTAGCTACGGAAAGCAGATAACTGTCTGCGCTGAAGAATAGCGACTTGTCCGTTAGCCGGGTGAATGAACCGTCGATACCGATATGCCCGGATGCTTCCACAGGTTTATTGAAAGCGAAGAAATCGGCATCGGTAGAAAAAGAAAAAGTATCGGAATAACGGTCCAGCCGTTTATAAAGGCTGGTGGAAGGGACAAAAGAAAGAGCAGTCTCATAAGGGTAAGAGATGGTTTGCCCGTTCTCACTGTCTGTACGGTAAACCCTTGAAACGAAATGAACCGCATCGTCTTTGCCATAAAGATAAGCACCCTGGGAGTTCCCCATCCGTAGTAGTTTGTGAATAACAATCCCTTCGTCCTGTTTGTCCCTGTGGTAAGAGGTGAGCAGATCGTCCCCGTAGTTGTGCCGGACGGTAATGGAGCCCGGAAAGCAAGCGGCACCATACTTACTGATGAGTGCCGTATCTCCGTCAATATCCCATAGGCCGGACTGCAAACGGATTTTATGAGTGGATTCATTACCCAGCAATAAATCCCCGCCTGCTGACGCAAGCTGAATGTCTTTTTCATTCAGACGGATAAGAACAGGCAGGCTATTGATTTTGATGCCATAACCTTGGGAAAAAGAAAGGTAGCCGCTAAGGTCAGCCGTATCGGAATGAATGGACAGTACAGTCTTGCCGTCTGCACCCAGATTGACACCTTGTTCCGCTGTCAGGGTGCCTTTCATATCCGCAGTGCCTGTTACTTGAAGCCTGCCGGAAACAAGAGCGTCCAGCATACTCCATGAAATGTTCATCAGGTTGGCATTGCCTGCATGATACACGTTTTTGCCGCCTACCTGCAATAAGGCCGGTGTTATGTACACACCTGTTTCCTTATCCGCCCCGATAAGAAGCTCGCCGGATGCGTGCAGAAGGGAATTCCCGAAATCAATGCGTGTGCTTTCCAACGTAGCCGTATATGTAGCGGAATCATACCGGAGTACCTGTTTACCATTCAGGTAAAGATTTCCACCGAGTTTCAGGTTGCCGGAAACAACGACACCCCGTTCTTGCTCTATTTTATAGATATGTATGATACGCTCGTTGGCTATTCCGGCTTCAAAACCGTTATCCGCGCGCAGCAACCCGCTCATATCACCACCGCTTTTCTTCAGATAACCCGAAAAGGCACTGCCGCTGTCCGTACCGCCTTCACCGGTTACACCCGAGGCGATGGCACTGGCAAAGTTATATGCCGTGTTGCGCAAACGGATGGATGTCTGGTCGCCTTCGGTGACTGTCCCTGTATCCTGCGCGTAAAAGAAGTTGTGGTATAATTGGGAATATATGGAGTAACAAAGGCTGTCTTTGTCCAGTTCTCCGATGCCGGGTAATAGTTCTGTCATTTGGTATAAGAGGTTTTAGAAAGGAAATTCTGTATCTTGGAAGTCAGTGAGGCGAAGTTCGGCACATTAATAGCCGGCATGGTTCCCATAAGCGTAGGAGTCGTTATCTTGGAGCACTCGGTGATAAATTCCAGCATCAACTGTGCAAGCTGGTTGCCCAGCACCAGTGGTTCAGTCGCATTCTCATCACCCAGCATTACTTTCTTATCGGCAAGGGTAACGGTGGTACTCCCCACTTTCTGTTGAATCTGATCGGTTGCCTGTGTTACCTCGGACTTGTCCACCTGTGTACAGATTAACTCCGGTTCTATGGTCCGGCTGGCTTCCTTGCCGTCCTTGTTCTTTACGGTAGTGACAACCTTTTCCGCTGTATATCGGGTGGAACTTTCATTGCCTGTCTTCTCCAGTTCATCATAATCCGGCGAGTCATTGCTTTGGGCATCGAGTTCTTCCGTCTCTGTAACTCCGACGACAGCTTCCGTATGTGAACTGAGCTGGATAATCTTCGCATGGGAATAGTTCAGTACATAGGCGTATTTCGTTGCGGCATCCGTGACGATAGTCACATCGGAAAACAATGCAGGGATTATCAGGAAGCCGCCGGAGTTGTCTTTGAGCCCTGCCAGCAGTACTCCTTTATGAATGACAGGTTCAGAAGATGCCGTCTCATCCGGAAACTCGCCTACGTCAATTGTTCCCGCATACTCCTTGTACTCCCCATCACCCGGATTGTCATGCACTTTGGCGACATATCCGTGAATCATGCGTGCCGTACCGACACCACTTGTTCCTCCTGGTGCCATATTGATACGCTCCATGCTACGCCCCAATGCTATTTTACGAATAGCTTCGGCGATAGTCTGCTGACTGCTGTTACTTGTGTTTTCCATAATCTTCAGTTACTTTTTTACTTTATAGGGGATTTTCAATACTTGCCGGTAGCCTTTTGTTCCGAAAGTAGTCTTCACTTCCTCGACGATATAGACTCCGTTCTTGGTCGGGTTACGGTCATCAATCAGTTCAACCTGAACGGCAGAGGGCAAGCCGAAGTCACCGAAGAGGGTAAGCGCCCCGGTTATTCCATTCAGGTTGTAACTTTTAAAATATTCGATGGTTTCCTCGACCAGCTTATCCGAATCAATTCTCATATTGGGTGACATATAAGGCACTACCGTATAGGTGCTTAAATCCACCTTCGTTTTAGTACCGGCACCTGCTGCCGTTGTATTTCCGGTCAGCTTGTGTGTCTTCCTGCTGATCTGCGTGGCATTGATAGTCTGGAACTCTTTGCTTCCGGCTTTACTCGCATCATAGTCGGGATTCAAACGAACCGTCACCTCGAAGAATTTCTCATCGGCTCCCAAAGCCTTGCCGGTAACCGCCAGAAACTTCGGGTCCACCTTCAGGACTTTCAGGTTGCTTTCCGCTACATGGTAGTTGAAGTATATTTTATAAGGTATCGTGTCATCACTTCCCGGGAAGGACGGTTGCGCCTTGGATGAGGAATAAGGACGTCCGACGGCAATCCGGGGCATTGCATCGGGTGAGTTCTCATCATACTTGAGGAAGCAGTAGACCTTGTATTTGCTCCAGTCACTAAGCACGTCGGCAACCGTAAAGTTATCCGTTATCTTGACCTTGCCGATATTGATGTCAAACCGTTTGGTTTCAGAATGTATTTCAAAGCCTGTATCTTTAAGAAGATCATATTTCTCTCCCAACACATCATTCACCTTCGTGGATAGTGGTGTTTCAAACTTGGGAGCCTGCTTGAGTTTTAGCTTGTAAGCCATGTTTTCACACTGGAGTTCGAAAAGGCTGTCGGAATTATAAGTAGTGATGTAACCGTCAAACATGTTTTTGAGCACACCATTGTATCCCAGTTGGATATTGATTCTTTGCCCGGTCTTAAATGTATCTTTCCCGACAGTTGCCTGGGAATTCCTTTTTTCAATGATTACCCCGTCTTCCATGATTTCTGTGGTGATGCGTGAAGCGTCGTTGCCTTCCAGTGTGGCATTTCCGATGATCGTGCTTTTATAGACCGTGCCTTTGGGAAATATTACTTTAGCTGTGCCTATCAGCTTCTTGTAAGTTTCCACAATCTCTATCTCCTGAACCTCGGTCAGGATAACCGGGTTCTGAATCGCCATCGGATTAGCCGGGTCCGCATCACCGATAGTGATTCTGCAACAAAGTACATCCAGTGTGTTTACAGCCATTGTTTGGTGAGTGTTAAGAGTGAGGAAGGATCTACGACTTTGGTACCGAACTGGACCAACTTAATCCATTTGTTTGTATGCTTGATAGCCGTATCCACCTTTTCTTCCGATGCCAGCTTCAGTTCCACCGCTTCGGAAGGTTCCACTGCCACACAGGAAAGCGTATAGGGTTGGATATTCCGGCAATCGCTGACCGGAAAGGAGTAGTTTAATACAATCAGCTTGTCTATCTTGAATTGCCGCAGAATGGTATTGTCGCATTCTATCACCCCTTTGTACTGCATCAGTTTCAGGAATTTGCTCACTTCGGCTTCCGGGTAGACGTCGGGGTACTTACTGATAATCTTGCCGGAAATATTGATTTCCAGGTCACCCCCGGAAACGAACTCCTTACGGGTGTAATCACGTCCCTGTACGGTAGTCAGTACGATATTGTTCCTGCTGCTTACCTGTACGCCCGGCTGCAAGTCTACAAACGTAACCAATCCGTATTTGCTGTTCGGTTCTATTTTCCCGGATTCCGCATCAAAGTACATTCCTTCAGTACCGATGGATAGTTCCAGATAATCCTGGACCACTCTGCCGACAATGCTGTCAGAATAGTTCTTTTTCTTGGCAACCGCCTGCTGCTCGCTGATTAGCTGGTAGTATTGTCCCGTTTTGTTGGCGATACTGGTCTGTGATTTTGTTTGCAGATACTTGTCCCTCTCTTTCTGTTCCCAGTATTTCAGGTACCTGGGATAAGAGCGCAGCATCCCGTAGGCAAGCTGTGAAGTTGTCTGGACAAGTGCCCTTTTGAGAATTTGCTTGTCTTTGCTGAAGTATTGTACCTGTCCGTCTGCAAACTGTGACAAGCCCATGCCGAGCGCGCGGCGGGCAGCGTCACTTACGTAATTCTCCGCACTGCCGCTGCCGATGATTCCACCACTTAACATGGTGCTTACACCGATATTGATTAGTCTGCTCATTATTGTTCAGTTTTTTAATTTTATAATCTTATGCGTTCCACGATGAATCGAAGTCATGTACCACATCAATAAGTGCCTGTGCCAGCTGCTCCTTCAATCCCTTTACTTCCTCCTGCTGCCCTTCAGGGGATTTCATCAGGTCGACGGTTCCCACGCTTAGCAGATTAGTGATTTGTACGATGACCTGTTTGGGGGCGGCTGAAGAAAGCTTGCCCGTGCCGCTGTAATTTCCGCCTGCCATGCCGTCGTCGCCCCCGTCGGTAGTTACCCGCATTCTATCGAACTCATCATCGTTATAATTGGGTTCATTGGAATAAAGGGACTTGTCGAATCCCGCCTTGCGGATGATGTTCTCGGCTATCTGTTCGTTGCCGCCATACTTTTCCCTGAGCGTCTTCATCATGGTTATCAGATTGCTCTGTACCCGTTGCTTTCCCCTTATCAGGTCAGTGCGCTCTGCATCCGTCGCGTCCTTGCCGGCTTCTTTCTGCAACCACTTTCCGTCCTTCATATAGAACCCGTCCTTGCCCAGTTGGGTAAAGCTGAAACCGCTTTCACGGAGCCTTTTCATGGCACCCGGTTGCGAGCGCATGGCATCCAGGTAACTTTCTGCGCCTACCTGTATGGAACGGACGACTTCCGTATCCTGATAACTGGCGAAATGAGGTGTCTGCGCAGCCTGACGGGCGGTAATCTTATCCATACCGGGATTGTAGACCACCTTTCCGTTTTGGATGCTATACAGGCTCCTGTCCAGTAACTTGGGGTTATACTTGTAGTTATGGTCGATATTCCGGATAAAGGCGCTGATCTCCAGAGGGTCGGAATACTGTCCGAGTTGGGCGTATGCAGAGAGTATCTGCTGTTGTCCGCTTTTACGGGCAATGATGCCGATAGCATCTTTGGTGTTCTTCTGGTAGGCGTCATCATACGTATAGGTAGGTGCAGAATGGGTCTGTGCGGCTGCCATGCCGGATAATAACGCCACCCACCATTCACTTGTGAACGCTCCGATTTTCTGGCCGGATTCCTCTTCCAAAGTCTTACCTTCCGTCACATTATCCACCGCATCCTTTGTTTTCAATGCCTGGAGATAAGTGTCCCGAAGTGATTTGTGCAAGGCATCTATGGAGGGGTAATGATATTTCTCATTGGAATTGACTTCTTCCAGCACGGCATCCTTGGCTTTTTTCACCTGCCATGTTTTATAAGCCACCCATCCTAACACTCCGACCAACGCCGAAATACCTGCGGTAGCCGCCACGGCACCGGCGCCCATAGCGGACAGGGAAGCGGCGGCTCCTGTAATGCCTGTTCCGGTCACCACCTGATTGGCAAAAAGGGAGGTAAAGGCACTTCGTGCGGCCAATCCGCTTACTCCGGTCATTCCGGTAGCTGCCAATGCTCGCATCATGGCTCCCTTGCCCATGACTCCCGCACCACGCAAAGCGGTTACGATGCTACGCTTATTCGCAAAGGATAACGCTTTAAAGCTGCCGCCGCTTGTAAGGGAAGCAATCAGCTGGAGCGTAGAAGAGGCGACGGACTGTTTGCCGATAAAGCCGATTGCCACTCCCAGGTTCGTTACTGCGCCGGCAAGCTTGAATATGCGGGTGGCAACAAAGCCGGTGAACAGTAGCGGTTCTATCCAGTTGAAGTTTCGTGCCATCCACGTGCCGAGATTTGCCAATACGGAACAGACATCGAGTAAGGCACGTCCGATAGAGGCAATGCCCCGTGCAAATTCCGGTGCCTTAAACTTGGAAAGAAAATCCCGTAGCACGCTCTTGATAACAGGCTCGACCACTTCGTAAGCCTGCATGAAGCTCTCCGAAAGGGTGGATGTCACCTATGCCCAGAGCCCCTTGGTCGTATTTTGCTTAACAAGCGCCAGTTCTTCAGAGATACCATGGGAAGCACGGTTCTGTGTGGTAAGCACCCGTAGTTTGTCATAGTTCACCACGAATTGCATCGCCGCATTGCCACCGATTTTACTGAAGATCGCAATCATGTCTTCCATGCTTGCTCCGGCGTTATGCAAATCCTTGAAAATCTCTGCCAGCGGGCGGAGCTTCTCGACTTTCTTCCCGGCTATCTCAACGAACTGGGTGAACTTGACTCCAAGCCTGTCCAGTGTGGCGGTCGCTTCTTTGGTAGGCTTGGCAAACCGGGTGGACATCGCACGCAGGGCGGTTCCCGCCATGGTACCTTTCATACCGGCATTACCCAATATGCCGATAGCTGCCGAAGCTTCGGAAAAGTCTACACCGGCGAGTTTCAGGTAACCGGAAGCCATCTTGAAGCTCTCCGCCATCTCAACGACATTGACATTGGCACGTGATATGGTGGAGGTAATGATATCCGCTACGGTTCCCATGCTGCCGCTGTTGATATTATAACCTGACATAATGTTCGTAGTCAGGTCGGCAATCAACCCTACATCATTGTCACCGATCAGCGCCAGATTCGTTATCGGTCGCATGGAAGCGTTGATGGTGGCTATATCCATACCCGCCATGGCGAGGAACTTGGCAGCCGAGGCAATCTCCACAGCGGTGAATTTGGTATCCACACCAATCTGCCGGACATTATAAGACATCTGCTGAAAGCGTGTCTCAAAGGTGGAAATGTCGCTGTCAGCCACTTTGAGGATACTGCGGGCGGATTCCATGATATTGCTGTAATCTACCGCTGAAGAGAGTTCGGACTTGACAAAGCTGTATGCCATATAGGCATTGAACATGTTCACCAGTGGCAGGTTGCGTATGGATGGGCGGCGGGAATATTGCAAACGGTTAATGGCTGCACGACGTTTGCCTCCGTATGCCGTTTCGCCGGCTACTACCTGTCTACGTACATTCCTGACTCCCTCTGCGGCATTACGGCGTTGCTGTCTTTCCTGTTCCCGTTGTCGGCGGGCAGCCTGAGCGGCGTCACGTTTATCCCGGCGTTCCTGCTCCCTTTCCTGCCGCAGGATGCGTTCCACCTTTGCCCGTTCGTAGTATTCGTACTTCTTTGCCCTACGTTCAAGCCAGTCATTCGTACGTCTGAAGGAATCTTTCTTCTTCTGTATGTTCTGCCGGTATTCCGCTTCCTGTCGGGCTTCTATTTCACGCATCATGCGGGATTCCTTTGCCTTACCATACTGCTTCTGCTGGCGTTCCCATACCTTGTCTGTCAGGATGGAGCCTGTCTGGAATACACTTGCCGCAGCTGTTGAAGGAGGTGTTCCTTTACCGCCACCCATCTGGAAAGGAAGATTAATGCCGGATGCTTGTTTTATTTGCCTGAGAAGTCCGAGTATTTCAACCAGGCGGTTTTTAGCTATATCTGTTTTGATATTGATTTCCCGTCCGGTTTCAAGGCTGATAAGAGCGGAGTTTATCTTGCCGATTACACCGGTAACTTCCCTTTGTTTCTCATTGACCGTTTTCAGGGATTCGGAGGCGGTCTTGCGGATACTCTTTTTCTGCGTTTCCAGTTCCTTTTTGCCCACAAGTGCTTTAGCTTGGGAACGTATGGTATTGCTGTCCAGCTTCTGTCCGGCGTTAATAGCTAGGTGGATGCCGGTTGTCAGTCCTTTGATTTCCGTGAGCAGGTTCTTTACCCTTTCCAGCTTTTCTTCGCTTTTTCTCGTGTCTATGTCAAGCTTGAAGGTATAATCCCGCTTCCGCCCTTTCGGGCGGAAGGTTTTCTCAATCTGTTGCATCATCTCATTGACACTCTTTACTGCGGGCTGGAAATTGCTTCTCGCTTCACTAAGGCTTTTCATGGCCTTGGCGAACCGTTCAACTTCCTGCACACCCTCGGTGGCAGTGACATTGATGCTGTAATTTACCTGATAATCTTTGACTTGGGACATAATATGGATAGAAGGTTAGATTTTAGTTAGAATAGCCTGAAAGAGTGGTCAGACGATTAAAAAGAAAACCCTGCCGTTTGTAAGGACGGCAGGGAAAACAAAAATGAATTGAACTAACAAAAAACAATAAAGAGTAAGGTTGAGAGAATGAAATAAGAATATGTATAAATGGATAATTCAAACGGATAACGCGGCGTTCGCGGACTTGGTAATCATCATCTGGTAATGCAGCCAGAGCGCTTCTTCCGAAAGCATGGCGAATTCTTCGTCATCAATGGTTTCTAAATTCACGCCGGGAAAGTAATGACGGACATATATCAGCCGCTGCCGAATCCGTTGTTCATCACGTACTTCCCAGCGGGCTATAAATTTACCAGAGTGCTTTGGCGGGTGGCGATGATTTCAGAGAGCTGTCCCATTAAGCCGAATAGGAAAAGGCTTTCGTCATCCACCAGTTCCTTGTCGCCCTCAATGAAGCAGTCTTTGGCAAGTGTTTTCATAGCCATCACCTCGTCCTTTTTAGAGGCGGCCATGAATTTAGAGAACTGGGGGAAAGTAGGTTCAGCCATATAAGCCACATATATTTCTTTCTCTGAACAGGATACGTCCCCGAATACTACGAGCGGGTAGATTTTTCTCAGTTTCTTTTCCGCCTTGAGCTTTACAGCTTTTTCCTTGATTTGGGTTTCCTGTTCGAGAGTAAGTGATTTGTCTTCCATAATTGAGTTATAAGTTGTTTAACGTTGTTTTCCAAGTATAGGGAAACGTGTCTGAAAAAGGTTTAATCAAACTTTCGATTCTTTTTGAATGCGCTCGTTGGCAAGTTCTACATAGGCGGGATTCAGTTCAAATCCGATGTAATTCCGTCCCTGATTTTGGGCGACAACAGCGGTGGTTCCGGCTCCCATGAACGGGTCAAGGACAACTCCGCCCGTAGGGCAACCCGCTTTGATACAGTCCGTGATAAGTGCAGGCGGAAAGGTGGCAAAATGGGCACCCTTAAAACATGCCGTCTTGACACTCCACACATCCCTTTTATTACGTAGACCGTCGGCACTGAATACACCGCTACGTTTGCATTGGTACTGGCTGCCGACCATACGCTCGCTTTGTGTGGGACCATTGATGAAACGTTTATCTTTCTCTGCCCAAAGCGACTTTTCAGAAATGGCTTTATAATCGTAAAAGTACTTCGGGGATTTGCTTAGGAGAAAGATATGTTCGTGTGATTTGGTACATCTGTCTTTTATTGATTCGGGTGTCGGATTTACTTTTTGCCAGATTATGTCACTTCTCAAATACCATCCGTCCGAACGAAGTGCAAAAGCCGCCATCCATGGGATGCCGATAAGGTCTTTGGTTTTTAGACCGCTGACTTTGGTGGGGGTGCCTAATGTTTCGGGATTACTTGTTGTTCCGAAACAAATATGTGTTTTTTTGTATTCGGAGTTCTTACCGGCTTTGCCGCTACCGTTGTAACAATCACCGAGGTTCAGCCAGAGTGTACCCTCCTTTTTAAGTACCCGGCGGACCTCCCGGAAGATTTCAACCAGGCGTGCGGTATATAATTCAGGGGTGTCTTCAAGCCCGATTTGCCCGTCTATACCATAATCACGCATGTGGAAATAAGGCGGGGAGGTAACACAACAGTCTATACATTCGTCAGGCAGCTTTTTCAATCCGGCAAGGCAGTCGGTGTTGTAGATAAGGTTTTGTTCCATAAAGTTAAGGTTAAATGTCTTAACGTATAGGGAAATAGCCGATTAAGAGTTGAAAAGAAACGTTCATCAATATTTCCCTAATGAAATACAATAATACCTAAGCATGAAGCAAATCTCAATCCGGATTGTTATCTTCGAAAACGCTTTTAGATGAAGAAACAGCTCGAGATATTTAAAATTGACGCTTCAAGCAAACAATTATTACCGTACGCCGATCAAGGGATTCAAGCCGGATTCCCTTCACCGAGCCAAGACTATATGGAGCTAAGTTATGATCTCAACAGGGAGCTTATAAAGAATCCTGCCTCCAGCTTTATCGGGAGAGTAAAAGGCCTTTCGATGAAGGATGAGGGAATAGAACCGGGTGATTTACTAATAATAGATAAATCCTTGGACCCGGAGGATGGGGATTTATGTGTTTGCTTTTTGGATGGGGAGTTTACACTTAAACGCGTTAAAATAGATAGAAGAAAGAAAACTGTATGGTTAGTGCCTTCCAATCCGGATTATCCTTCCATAAAGGTAACGGAGGACAATCAATTTATTGTCTGGGGCATTGTAACTCATACGATCAAAGAAAACAGAAGAAAGAAGAGGGGATAAATATGTATTCATTAGTCGATTGCAATAACTTTTTCGCATCTTGCGAAAGGGTGTTCCAACCGAATTTAAAAAATGTACCAATCGTCGTATTAAGTAACAATGATGGATGCGTCGTAGCCAGAAGCAACGAGGCAAAGGCTCTTGGCATACCTATGGGTGAGCCTGTATTCAAACTGACAAAACTGATAGAGGAGCATGGAATAGCAGTTTTTTCCAGCAATTACGCGTTGTACGGGGATATGAGCCATAGAGTAATGAGTATTCTTAGCCAATTCGTAGAGGATATGGAAATATATTCTATCGACGAAAGTTTTCTTTCTCTCAAAGGATTTGAGAACTATGACCTGAAGGAATATGGTAATACTATAGTCAGGACAGTTTCTAAAGGAACCGGAATTCCTGTTTCAATGGGTATAGCACCTACGAAAACATTAGCGAAAGTGGCATCCAAATTTGCTAAGAAACATAAAGGATACAAAGGAGTTTGCATCATTGATAATGAAGAGAAACGAATTAAGGCTCTCAAACAATTTGACATTGCTGATGTTTGGGGAATCGGGCGCAGATATCAGAAGAAACTTGAATATTATGGTATCAAGACTGCCTATGACCTTACCCAGAAGAATGAAGCGTGGATAAAGAAGCAAATGACGGTAGTCGGTGTCAGAACATGGAAAGAATTATGCGGAATCCCTGCTATCGAACTGGAACCTGTAACTCCTGCCAAGCAAACGATTTGCACTTCAAGAAGTTTTGGTGAAATGATAGAGGATTTTGATACGCTCATGGAATCCATTGCTAACTTTACAGCTTCTTGTGCCCGGAAACTCCGTGCACAACGTTCATGTGCGGGTGTGCTTCAGGTCTTTATTTATACCAATCGGTTTCGGGAGGATTTACCCCAATATTACAATAGCCGAATAATAACTTTACCAACACCGACAAATGACGTGGCTGAACTGATTCATTATGCGAGGCTGGCACTGAAAAGCATATATAAGGAAGGATATCAATATAAGAAAGCGGGAGCTATCGTCATGGACCTTGAACCACAAAACAGCGTACAACTAAATCTCTTTGATGAGCGTGACAGGACAAAACATGAAAAAGTGCTTGAAGTACTGGATAGAGTACATCAGAAATACGGCACAAGGATATTGAAGGTTGCTGCACAAGGGACCGGGAAGAAATGGGCATTGAAAAGTGAGTATCTGTCAAAGCAATATACGACGAATCCGGATGATTTTATTGAAATTTATTAGCTATTTTAAAAGGGATATAATAACTTTACAGACATAAATTATATCCTTTGCCAAATACAATGAGGAACAAAAAGAAAAATAAGCATAATACAACAAAAAGGAGGCGGCAACAAATGCAACAATCATCGAACCCTAACAGTACCGGTTCTGTGGATAATTCTTCACAGTCCAATGTTACTCCTGATGCTAAAACTGTAGGAAAAGAAACCTCTAATGCACAGGAAATTGTAATTAATTCAATGATTACGACAAAGGATATTAGAGATTCCCTTTGGAGATGTCGTGATTTCGAATTGTCACATCTCTGGCAACGCTCTATATTTCTAACGACTATTCTTGTTTTATGTTTTACCGGATATGGAGTTGTTACAATAAAGCTGTTTGATAATGTAGAATATGTAGTGTCTTCGTCCACCTATATGTTAAATAATATAGCTCTCGTACTATGCTTAGTTAATATTATTTTTTCTTCTCTTTGGATTATGATGGCTAAAGGATCGAAAGCATGGTATGAGAGGTATGAACATGCTATTGATGCTTTTGAATGTGATGAAAGTTTGGTGAGTAAAGAAGTTCTGAATTCCGGAATACGCAAATCGCCTATAGGCGGATTTCAGTATCAACTTTTAAAAGGATACGATGCCACAGATATAAATGATTGTATCTTTAAGTGTCAAGGTGGAGCTTATTCTCCATCCAAAATAAATATTGCAATAGGTCAAATTTCGTTTGTTATATGGTGCGTTGCTTTTATAATCCATTGCGTTCTGCATATTAATAAATTTCAATTGGACGAAGTTTGGTTTGAAAAGTATGTCCCCGGCTTTTTATTCTTATTATTTTTATGCGTCCTTATATTCATTTTATATATTTTGGTTCATCCTAAGTTTAATGGCATTTGGGTTAAAAGCACTGAACTGCATAAATTTAGAGGAAGAGTGCTTCATCGTAAAAAAAAGAAACCGCACCGAAAGGATGCGATTTCTAAATAGGAATTAAAGAGACTTCACGACCCCACCACGATATCAAACGGGTTCAGATCATACTCATGCGTAATGTTCGTATCGTCCTGCTGGCTCTCCATCGCATCCTCGGAGAAGATGCAGCCTTTCAGCGTGACGGTGGTCGTTGTCCAGTCATCACTCGCCATCGGATTGGCGAAGGAAATGATAAGGTCGAACTCCCCGATATCCATCAGTGAACCATAAGTACTTCTCAACATCTGCTGGGTGGCATAGTCCATCGTAATGGATGCGGTAAATGTAAGGTTTCCGAATCCTCGACTGACAGGCCGCCCGCCCATGCCGTAGTTGCTTTCAATCTTTCGTTTCTTGTTCCACTTGATACCGGAAACGCCTTCCAGTGTCGTGCTCCCTTCGTCGATTCCCAGTGCTGTTGAAGCAAGCGTTATCATGCTCCAACTGTAAGCCACATTGTTTATAATTGCCATAATTGTGTGTTTTTCAGGTTAGGTTATTTCGCTGTCAGTGACAAGCCTTCTTCCACATAGATTTCAGTAGCCACGCCTACCGGAACCAGCACATAACCGATTCTCAGCGTATCATTTAAAAGTACGTTTTGATTTGCATCAATCGTTACCGCATGGCCGCTGATCTCCTGTGCTGTCTGCATCTTGCCGAGTACGTCGGAAATCAGTGTCTTGAAAGCAGTGATCTTGGAGGGTGCAAGTAATCCGGTGCTGGGATTCACCATTAAAGGAGCGTTCACATAAGGAAGCAAAGCAGCGCGAACAGCACGACGGGACTTGTTAATGGTACGGTTGCGGGCAATTGTCCGGTAATCGCCAACAGAGCAAGTCTGGTCTTTGGAGAAGTAGATTCCATTCTCCAGTCCAGCGTATTTAATCGGGAAAATATATCCTTTCTCGTCCAGATCATCCAACAGCGTCGGGGAAAGTGATTCATACAGATTGGTGCTGACAAACTCTTCCTGTGCGGTCTGATTGATATCTCCAAAGCCTAACTCTATGGACTGGAAATCGTCACTGAACAGATTGAATTGTTTTACCCATGCGATCGACTCCTGTACATTGGCACGTGCCAGACAGCCCAGAGCCGCCCCGATAACACCGACCGGAGTATGGTTCTTATTGCATTTCTGCATAGTGGATACCAGTTCCGAACATGCCTGCCCGAATATGACCGATGTACGGCTGGATTCACAGATAGCGGTCGGGACCTTATTCAAGTCTACTTTCAAACCTTCCGCCGTATCTGCCCCGGTGTTAGAGCAGTTAGCTGCAAGTATGATGGAAAGCGGCTGGTTCTGTTCCGCTAAAGCCACAGCCTTGTCATTGACAGACTTCACAAGGTTCAAGTTATACTTATCTTCGACACCGTTAAGCTTCCATTGCGGTTGTTCCGTCCAAATGCCAAGCTGATTGATAGTCCCGCCTGCCGCACGCTGCATAATATCAACGGCATCCCAGCCCGTAGAACAATCTGCAAACATCACGTATAACCTTCCGTTGCCGTCAATGTTGCCGGAGAGTCTGAAGAACTCTGAAATATGGTAGTATGGGATACCGTGGAAGAAGTTCACATTATTCTCTTCATCTTCAGTAGCCTTCACACGTTCAATAATGCCGAAGTCTTTAATTGCCGATTTGCGGCTGGTAATATAAAGCACGTCATTGAGTTTGACGTTGTTCTCGTTGTTCTTTCCGTAACCGGCGGCAAAGAGCTCCGGTTGCAGGGAGACATCAAACAATAGTCCTGTTATTTTTTCATTGCCGGATGTCCCGGCGTAAGGAATATTGCCGTCCGTGTCCTTGATAAATACGTTTCCTAACATGGGATTAAAGAGTTAAGGTTTGGTGAAATAAGGATTCTTGTACAGAGTTGCCATGCCGCGCAGGCTTTCCGGAGTGTCCGGGGTATAGATGCCGCCCTGTTTATCTACATACAGTTGCTCGTAAGCGGGGAAAGACTGCAATACGGAGAGCACGTATGCCTCCGGCTTGGCTTGGTCTTTAATTTCGGTTTGAGACTTGGTTTCATTGGGAGCGGTAGTGGTAGTGGTTGCCGGTTCCTGTGCGGTGGTAATATCTCCTTCCGGCTTGATTTGTTTTGCCATAGTCGTTGGTTAAGGTTTTAAAAAAGGGGAACAGGTCGTGTTCCTATTCCCCTGTCATAGAGTTAAGATGTAAGGTTCTCAGGTAGTGGGTGCCTTCTTGTAAGCGGTATGCACCACGATTTCGGCGGGTCGGACGATGTTCACATCCATTTTCATACGCATCTGGAAGAAGAATAACTCGGAGTTGGATTGCAGGCGGTCTACCTTCAACACTTCGGTATCGTTCGCATAATCAACGCCCATCCAGAGGTTTGAATCCATACCGGTGGTGAATTCTCCCAGAACAATCGTATGCTCGGGGATACCTACCAGCGGAAGGATGCGTTTCCCTTTGAAACGGTAACGGTTGATTTCGGTATTCTCGGAATACTTCACCAGCTTGTCGGTTACGTACTGGTCGTATGCGTCCCATGCTTCCCAACTCATCAGGAAGGTAAGTCCGGCTTTCTTACGAATCTGCTTCGGGCACTTTTTCCATATTCCATATAGCGCCTTTTCCACCGCCGCGCCGTCCGGAAGTTCGGTATTGCCCGCAAGCACACATTGACCGCCCGCGATGGTTTCTTTGTCTGTGGCGTTGATGTTGTCGATGATACGCTTAATCGCCCCGTCAAAGTACTTTTCTTTATTACGACCGATAATGATGGAATCTGCCGGGCAGGTAATCCCTGCCGCCACTGAACCGCCTTTGGCGCTTGTCCAAATCGCGTTTCCGATATACTCATTTTTTTTGTCCATCAATAAACGCAACATCGTTGCCTGAATCTTCGGGTCAAGCTCACGGAAGACGAGGTTACCTTCGGGTTGTGCAAAACGCCAGTATTTCTCATAGTCTCGGGGGTTAAATTCGAGGTAGACCATGAAGTCCTGCGGGATAAGATAACGCTCGGTGAATTCGTACTCGTTTTCCCCGTTCTCGCCTTTGGCACCATGAGTGCTTGTCGGAGTAGGCACATTGTCCTGGATGATATCGCCCAGACGGATGGACGGCAAGGTGTATTTGTGCTGGATACCGCTCTTGATGTGTATCAGCCCTTCTTTAAAGGTATCGTTCCCCTGCGCGGTATACGTGAGCAAGTCTTCGAGGACTTCACCGTTATAGCCGTTCTGCAAAAAGGAAACCGTATTTGCTGCTGCTTCTGCCATGTTATTTTTTTAGATTTAGGTTAAGGTTAATCGGAGTGATGGATTGTCAGGACATCTTCTTGAACTCGAAGTTTTCGCCTACAACGGCATTCACTTTTTCTGCCATCTTCTCTTCTGCTGTCTTGGCAGCCTTCTTGGCTGCTTGCACATTGTCCGGATCAGTAGCAATTTCATGGGTAATCTTCTCGCGAGCCGGAATGGATAATAGTGTCTTTTCTGCCAGATCGTAGTTGGAGTTCGCCATTTCCACCCATTGTGTCTTGTTCTCTTTTTCGATTTTGCCCGCTGTGACGGCATCTTCGACAAGTTTGTCGATACGCGCTTTCTTTTCATCGGCTTCTTTCTTTTCAAATACGCTCAATTTGGCTACAGTTTCCGCCAGGTCTTTTTGCAGATTGCCGATGCTGGCGTCCTTTCCGGCAATGACTGTCTGCGCGTCAGTCAGCTTGCGGTTCGCTTCAGTAAGGGACGCCTCCACGTTCATCAGTGCGGAGATACGCGACATGACATCCTTTACCTCGAATTTGTCCTTGATGCCCAAGCTTGCTGCTACCGCACCCAGTTCGAAGGGAATAGTTGATTCGTTCATAGTATTCAGGTTAATGTTCTTTTGTGCAGGAGTAGGATTGTTTACTGCATCTGCGGTTATTCTTGTCATTACGTTCTGGATGGCTTCTGCATCTTCCAGTCCCGAAATGCTGTTCTTTACTTTTTCACAGAGCTGGGGGCTGGTATGAAGGATGTTCTTTTCCGGTATGATACCGGCACTGACTGCCAGTGCCGCATCGAAATAAGTGCCGTCCTTTCCGGCTTCACCTGCCATGATGCTTTGTACCTGCCCGGCTGTAAGGGAAAAGCGTTTGCGGTAAATCGTTTCAATCTGCCGGGTGAATGCCTTGACAAGCTCCGAAGCTTCCCCTTCTTCCGCTGACGGCAGAAAAGGATTGTGTATCATCAGGATGGAGTAGTCGCGCATCAGGGAACGTTTTCCGGCTGCCCACAGCACCGAGCCCATGCTTGCCGCCATTCCTTCGATCACACATTCGGTATCTATCGTTGAGTTCTGAATGGTGGCATAAGTCGTCATGCCATGTAAAACCGAACCGCCCTCGCTGTTTATCAGCACTCTGATAAGCGAGGGGCGAATAACGGTTTCAAGGTACTCGAACTCTTCATTGAACCGCGCTGTGGATTCGGCGGTTACCTTGCCGAAGAAACGGATAAGTGCTACCTCGCCAGGCTTGACTTCTCCTGTAACAAGTTGAAGGTCGTTGATATTCATAGTTCAGATTTAGGTCAGTAAAGTCTTTTCCCAAGTATAGGAGTGGCGTATCCAAAAGAGTTTATTCCGCCTCTTCATGGATACCTGCAAACCCCGAAGTGTCTGAATAGCCGGGCGTCTTGTGGTTTCCGTGGTTGTCCTTATCATGTTCCGGCGCATCATCATGGTTCGTAAAGGGCGGCATGACTACATACCGCTCTACCCACTTGCGGTATTTCCATGCGGAAGACTCACGGAACCAGACCTCGTAATCTACCCAGTAAGCTTGCAACATGTTGTTGGAGGTCGGCATGTCAAAGTATAAAAGGTTACAGCGCTCATTCAATGCCGGTTCAGTGTCCTTGGCATCCTGAATGACCGCATTGATACGCTGGAACACCCGGAAAGGTTCGCATTCCATCGAGTCATCACCGTTATTGAGGTTGTTCAGGATAAACCGGATACGCATCGTCGCCCTGCCTTCCCCGATTCGTTGCTGCTGCACCAGATACCTGACATTGGTAAAGTGGATAAACACAGCCGGGAAAGCCGTTTCATATTCCATGTTGTCATCCCTGATAATCCGGTCGAACTGGCCGTTATCCATGCGGATGGTCTTGAAATAAGGAGGACTTGAGGGATGATCGGGATTCTCGCGCAAGGTGAGCAATGTCCTTCGTACCGCTTCGTACATATTTACAAATGGATTTTCCGGTACTTCTTCCGGGATAATGACCTCTTTTTTCTCTTGAAGAGGCGGGACAGTATCTTTCTTGCACTCTTTGGTTTCTTTGTCTTTAATCATGGGAATTTCTTGAAAATAATCGGTACGTAATGTTCATTGATGTACTCATCCAGCCTGTCGGAAAAACCGATAAACTGCCGCTGGACAGGTTTGCGGGTGGAAAATTGATTGACCGTATAAGGAGAAAGCCTCTCGTCTGTATTGTGAATTGCCGCATACCCTTTCCCTTTCCTGTTACGTCCTCTCTTTCCCTTTTCAGGATAACTTTCGGCATCGGTTTCTATCTCATAGACATACCATCGTTTGAAACCGAATTCGTGCATTTTCTTCAAAGCGCCATGGTCTTTATCCTTGAAGGAGCTTTTGATGCTGTCTTTCAGCTTGCCCGTATCAATCATGGTCGGATGGGTAAACTTCTTGCCCCACTTTGAGGTACGCGGCTGCCAGCGGTTGCCGCTTGCGTAGAATCCACCCTGTGCGAAGGACATTTGGAAGAAACGCCGGGAGAATGCTCCGGCAAGCGTTGTAAATTCGGAGGCATTGTATGCCAACCGGCTCGTCAGCGATTGCCTTCCGGGTTGCGGGACCCATTGTGCGCAGAACTCATCGAGGCTTATCTTTTGCATAAGAGTTTGTTTTTGATTTGTTTGACAATGGTTTGTATCCGTGCATTCTTCCGGAAATCAGAGGTAAAGTAAGGGTGTGCGCCGGAGAAAATCTGACCTTTCATTGCCAGGCTTTGCGCAAAGATCGGATTGACTTTCTTGCGATAATCATTCTTCAGGGAAGCGGAAACATGCGCCTCATTGCCGTCTGAAAGCAGGTAGCACCGGCATCCCCATTCGATTGGCGGAATGAGGTCTGAAGGGAATTCACTTTTGGGATAAGTGAGCCCTTCGAGTGCCAGATGCGTATCCCGCACCTGCTCGTCACCTTGCGTCATGTAAGTTATTAGCGCACCGGAGGACTGGTTTATCCACCAGCCTGCTATCCCGGCAGCATACAGGACCTGTTCGTTTTCCGTATCAGCATACGTCAGGTTATACTTCTCACATATTCTTTCATAATCTTCCGGCTCTTCATTTTCCGATTGTTCCAGCACCTCCATCATCATGGCATATTCCTGGGCCGCTGCAAACTCGGCGATGTTGTCAATGGCTGCCACCAGTATGTCCCGTTCCTCTTTTTCTTGTAAGGTCGTAAAATCATTATGGTTGCGCAGGAATTCAAGTGCACGGTCGAAATCCATGTGAAGCCCTTCCAGTACACGGGAATAAAGGGAAGCGGTGCGCAACATTATGATTTCCTCCATGATGCGCCATGACTCCGCGCTGTCATCGAGTGAATCCATCAGGCGGCGGAAAGCGGTAAGAACCATCAGGTACTCATCTTTTGTCCCGTCTTCTTTCAATTCAATACGGGCTGCGGATACTTTCTCCATATCGGGGAGCGGGTTGCCGCTTAATCGCTCCCCATCAGAAAAGACGCTACATTGCTACTTCTGCCATGACCATAACGACGGTAATACTCTTCCTCGGACATGATGTGCCTGTCGTGCGTATTGCCTTTTTTCTCCTTGTCCGTTTCCATATCCATTTCAAGCAGGTTCAGTTGCCTTCCCACGATGATGCCGAACTCTTTCTCTATCTCGTCAGGAGCCACTTCGTACTTATCAGTAATCAGACCGTAAAGCTTGATGCGGTCCTCATTGTTCATCTCGATGCGGTTGCTGTACTTGAACTCCAGCCCGTCCCTGATGTATCCCATTGCCACCAGACGCGGCAAGACCTCTTCGTTGAATATGTTCTCGATGTAACGGCGGTACACCTCGATACGCTCGCGGAAAATGTCCTGATGCGCCTTGGTCGAGCCTACATAACTCTGCATCCCGCCCGCCATGGATTCGGAGCCTAAGATAAGGTTGGCTACCTCCTTATTCACGAACTCTATCAGGCTGGTGTAGATCTTCTCGGAGTTCGACATGGTGAACGCTTTGATTTCAATCTCGTCCTCCAATCCCGTCACCACGACTTTGTTCTGCGCGGCGTTTGCTATTTCATTCGCCAGCCTTTTCCTGTCGGTGTTGCTCTCGGACACGCTCTTTCCCACGATGATGGGCTGTCCGTACGTATGGCTGAAATTCACATAGTTAGCTACGGTAAACTTCTTCGCCAGAATCAGGGGTGTTGTCGCCGAGAACAGACCCAAGTCTCCTGAATTTATCAGGATGTAGTTTCTCCGGTAAGTCCGGGAATCCAGGTTCCAGTTCGGGAACCAGATACCTTGGCGCTTAACAACTGTATGCTGCTCCGGAAGTACATTACGCCTTTCGACAATATTTACTTCCGCCAGCTTGCCTGTACGGGAGTCTAAGTCCGGCATGATTTCCAAAAGCGTATAACCGTATAGTTTTGCTTCCACAATGCCCCGGATGATCTTGTCGAACTGGGTACCTTGGATTTTACGTGTTTCTTCCACGTCCTTGACATATTTCCCCTTCTCGTTCATGCGTGCCAGCATATACCGGTCACCCAATATCTGTGATTCTAAAGTCTCCAATACCGAGCGGATATGTGCATCCTGTTGCAGGCAGGCGTCGTAAAGGTCTATCAAACGGCTGCGGTCATCCAATACGGTGCCCTGCACCATATTACCCCGTACCGACTTATACCGGTTATTGCGCTCGATCTCGCGGACATATTCCTGTATGGTTTTCTTCGAGGTGCGGAAGATGCTTTCCAATAATTCATGATTAAACGAGCCCTCAGTGTTTACATTCATAGATTTAGGTTTATTTAACAAGGTATAGGGAGGGAGTGCTTTTGAATGTTTTTTTAACAATTTCGGTATTGATAGGCTGATTTTGTAAATACTACAGATAAAACCATGTAATATATGAAATTAATATTTACAAGCATCAAACTGCTAAAATTAGACTGAAAATAAATTCTATTTACACTTAAAATCCTTGTATATAAGCTGTATGGCAAATTTAAAGATAGGTTTCTTTGCGTTTAACAGATATATTTGCAGGCTGTTATTTTTTAATAAAAGTATCAACTATTATGACAAATGTAAAATCTGACTTTTCCCGGTATGAAATTCGCTACCGGGAATTTCCCGAACTGTTGTTTACTGTTCGTGGAGACGGCTGCGAGTATTTCGACGCATTTCTTTACATCAAGAACAAAGGTGATCCCGCTGTGCATTCCGTAGAGGGTTTCAGGATGGCTTTCTCACATTGGATAAACGCCGTCCGCGACGCATATTCACTTTCCGATGATATATTCATCACCGCCCCAAACGGGCATCAATTAATTGATTATGCCTTAGCCTTGCTGTTCGTCGCCTACATCGACCCCGGTTTCGGAGTCTACATGATGGAGCGCATGTCGGACATGTTACTCAGGGGTATCGTCCTTTCGGATACCTGTTTATTACTGATGGCTAAGGACCGATTATCGAAGGAACAATTATAACTTAAACACTTTATCGCAATGACTAAAAGCTCTTTTAAACCGGCCAAAGGTGTGCTGGTCTTTGACGGGGCAGGGAAATTCGTGTGCAGAGCCTATTCCCTGCAAGCAATTGCTAAAATACATTTTGTAGAAGCGCAGGCTGTTTCATTCGCCTGTTCGGGAAAATACACCTGTGCCGGAGCATACTATTTCCGCATCGAGAACGAGAACGTAAGAATTGATGAAGAGGATTGGGGCAACCTGAGAATCCGCGACTACGACAAACTGTGTGGCGAGAAGAGAAAATACCACACTCCTAAAATGATGACCCGGAAATACAAGGCAAGGGCACAAAAAATAAAACCGTCCAAAGAAGAAAAAAGAAAGGAAGATGACAATGAATAATAGCAAACAGAAGAAATATGACGAGGTGGATTTCAGAAACCGCGCCGTCAGGATATTGAGAGAACACGGTCAGGTATGGTTATGCCTGTATGACTTATGCAAGATAATCAAACGCCCGGTGATGATGGAGACAAAGGAAGCGATGGACCTTTGCCCTTCAAGTACAAAAATAATCTTCCGTGCGGACGACAGGCCGCTCTGGGCAATCGCTCCCAGGGACGTGCGCAAGCTGGTCCATCTGGTGAAGAAGGAAAACTCGCAGATGAAGAAACTTTGCAATGAACTGGAGGCGTGGGCCGGCAGGCTGGCGGAGAATATCGAAGCGGTCTTGCAGGAAGCGCCGGTGGTATTCAACTATGGCGACCATCCCGTAACATTCAAGGCCGCCAACGGCAAGACGATGGTAAACGCTACCAACATGGCAAAGTGCTTCGGCGGTAATCCGGCGGAATGGCTGCATAAGGCTTCCACCACACGCTTCCGGTACTCCCTTGTCAATGAAGGCAAGTCCGCATCGCTGGACGAGCAGGTCATCACCAACCGGGGAACCAGTGGCGGGACATGGATACAGGAAGAGCTGGCGATAGAATACGCACGGCAACTTTCCGACGAGTTCTCAATCTGGTGCAATGAACGTATTAGCGAACTGATGACACGCGGTAGTGTTTCCCTGCATAACGCATCGACCGCCCATCATCCACGCAACGAGCAAACCGATACGCCTGCGGAAAACTTCCCGGTTCCCAAAACCTTCGAAGAAGCTCTCCTGCTTGCTGCCAGCCAGCAGAAACAACTGGCGGAAAGCCGCCATAAGGTAGAGTTTTATAACCGATTCATAGAAGACCGTGACTGGTTTAAGACAACAACGATTGCCGATGAGTTACAGGTAACGCCCAGTATGCTCAACCGCTTCCTTGAGGATGAGGGGATCATCCGGAAGGAAAGCGGACAATGGGTAGTGCCGGGGTTCCACTCCGCGCTCCAGTGTGAAGTACCGTACTATTGGACAAACGCCAAAGGAAAGTCGTACAAGATGGGCGGCGCACGCCGTTGGACACAGGACGGACGGGAGTTTATCATCGAGCTTTGGAACAGGAAACATCTTAAATAAATGGCTATGAATGAAATAACAGAAACAACGATGGAGAAAATCATCCGGATAACCGGGCGTAAGCCTGTGTCGTGCCAGTGTGCGCTCTGTAAATCCCAATGTCAGCGTACCCCATGTTTGGGAACTCCACAGGATATTCTGGCACTGATTGAAGCCGGATACAAGGACAGGCTGGCACCAACGGCATGGATGGTGGGAATGGCTGTCGGTGTCCTTCCTTTTCCTGTGCCTATGATACAGGCAGTGCAAACCCCGGACGGTTGCGCTTTTTTCAAAAACGACATTTGCATTTTGCATGATCTCGGATTAAAGCCCACTGAAGGCAGGCTCTCACACCACACGATTACCTTGGAAGACTTCACATTCTCCAAGAGTCTCTCATGGAATGTGGCACGTACCTGGCTGGAACCGAAGAATGCCGTGGTTATCATTCGATTATTCCAGATGTTTGGGATAGTAAAGAGTATTACAATAAGGTAAAACAAAAATCCCTTGCAGGCTTTTCGGAGCTTGCAAGGGAATCTTAATTAAACGACTAATTTATAATAAGGTATGAAATACGAATTTATAGCAGATAGCGGTGCCCGGTTTGAAATGGACATCGAAGCGAACAAGTTGATGCTGGATGTAGCAAAGGTGGCAGAGTCCCTTAGAAAAGACAAGCAGCCGCAGGTATGGATGAACAAAAGAAGCGTGCCCGGCTTTCTTGACCTGGCTTGCAAACAGATGGGGTGCAAGGCGGACAAATTAGTGCATGAAGTCCGGAAGGTAGACGGAACAGTAGAGCTGTGGCTGGAAGCCTTTGTCGCAATGGAATATCTCAGGTGGGCAGATGACAGGCTGGCGACATGGTTTGCTGAAAAAATCAACGAGCTTATCAATGACGGAACCATTTCTTGTGAGTAACTATGGCTGAACTAAGAATTTTGGATTTCAACGGGACGCAGGTGTCTTTTGTCGTGGGTGGAAGAACTGTGCTGGTATGCGTCAGTGAACTAAGCAAATCATTAACGAAGGCGCAGCAGCCGTCCCGTTGGCTGGCTACCAAGCAAGCGAAAAAGCTTATCAGGCAGATTTCCCAAATGAAGCGGATACAGGTGGAGTCACTTGTAAACGTACGTCACGGAGGCGTTATAAATGGAACGTGGATGTATGCTGAAGTTGCCGTGGCTTATGCGGAGTGGCTATTACCCGGAAATCGGGAAAAACTGTAGTGAAGGTATCAAGGAGGTTATTGGAGTCAAGACTTCCAAATAGCAGATATATGGAAGTTTGTATGATTAGTTCCCCAATCATTCTTTAGTTTTGATTGGGGAATTCTTTGATTCTTATTGGAGCATTGCTTCAAACTCCATTAAATCAGGTGCCTGAAGTCCCATATCCTGATAAGTTAGCCTGACAATCAAATATCTTAGATAAAAACTATTATAATCAATAAATATATTGCAGCTCATAACTCCGTTAATCATTGGTACAGACCATTCTATATAAGTGTTCTCATCTTTCTTGGCAAGTGAGACTGGTATTCTTGTTTCTTTTAAAATTCCCTCATTACGCCCTTTGCTATCAAAAGAATCATATAATCGAACCATCAAATCTATATCCATGATATCATATCCTGTGGTATTTTTAAGTCTGACATATCCTGATATATTTCTTGAATTACTTTTTAATATTTTTTGTTCTATGATTTCAAAACTAACTTTTATGGTGGCCCAGCTGAATATTTCGGAATCGTATGCCTTTTGCACCCGCTTTAAGGCTTTTATATGCAGTAATTGTTGGCGGAGATTTTAATGAACCCTCTCATCGTGACTGGATAGAAAAAAATAAGAACTTATATGACCATAACGGCTTTGTCGTACCTTGGACGGTGACAACCTTGCTCGAAGAAGCAGGATTTGTAGATAGTTATCGTAAGATTTATCCCAACCCTTTGACGCATCCCGGTTTTACTTATCCATCGGATAATCCGGCAAAAACTCCGGAGAAAATAACATGGGCTCCAAAAGCCGACGAGCGTGACCGGATTGATTTTGTTTTCTATAAAGGAGATGGTCTGGATGCAAAGAAGGCAATCATATTCGGTCCGAAAGGGTCTATCGTACGCGCGCAGCGTGTGCAGGAAACATCTAAGGATAAGTTCTTGTTACCGCTTGATGTATGGCCTACGGATCATAAAGGATTGTTGGTGACTTTTGGAAGTAAATAATCCGATTTCAGCAGAAGAATGCATACCGGATTTATTGCATTTCCGGTTTGCATTGATGGATCGTTACAGGATGCACTTTAACTTTGCATGTCGTAGATGTGAAATCAAGCTGCACAATCTGGCTTTGTGATGTTTCCGGTTTTCG